CAAAAGAAAAACTTATTAAACAGATTAGAAAACACAGTAAATAATGTCAACAGTAATACAGATAAAAAGAAGTGAAACGGCATTATCCGTACCATCAGCGGGGTCATTAGCGGCCGGCGAGTTGGCAATGAACATTACGGATGGTAAGTTTTATACTAAAAATACAAGCGGTTCAGTTGTAGAAGTAGGTGGTGCAGGTTCAGTTACATTACAGAATGTGATGACAAATGGTGCTACTACAATTACAGACCTTATATTAGACCAAGGCGCTAGTTTAGTTTTTGAAGGTAATTTAGCAAACTCTTATGAAACATTTTTAAATGTTGCAGAGCCAACAGCAGATAGAACAATAACTTTACCTGACCAATCAGGTGCTTTAGCGATGGACGGTGACGCTTTGGCATATTCAATCGTATTCGGAGGATAATATAAGTGGCAAGTACATTTAAGAATTTTGGATTAGATGTCGGAGTTTTAGATGACTCAACAGGTAATATGTACACAGCTGGTGGTTCTGTATCTGCTGTAGTTCACGCATTATATATTTCAAATAAAAGTTCAACTAATATTGCTAATGTAAATATTAAAGTCACAACAGATGGTGGTTCTACTTTCTTTCATGTAGGTAAAAGTTTAGAAGTAGATGTAAACAATACTTTAGTTTTAGATAAACCTATAAATTTGGAAGCTAATGATATATTAAGAGTTTATGCAGACCCCAATCCAGACAGTTCGTCTGTAGATGTTGAAGCGTTTGCAAGTATATTGGAGATTAGTTAATGGCTATTAATAATCAGGTTGTTAATACAAATGGCCGAGGTTCAAATGCTTATAGTAATACTTTTCATGGTTTAAGAAGAACAGTAGATGGTAAATTATACTATACATTAAGAGATAAAAATGTAGGCACTTTTAGTAATGATGGTGGCACTACAGAATTATCTAGTGATGATACTTTTGTTGCAGTTGTAGAACAGTATATCGCAGGTAAAACTCAAACTTTTGCAGGTGACGGTGCTGATACAACTTTTACAATCTCAGACACAGGAAGAGAAGCTGACCATTTAGCCGTATTTGTTGATAGAGTGAGAATGATAGTAACAACAGATTATACATTATCAGGAACAACCTTGACTTTTGTTAGAGCTCCTCACAATGCAGCTGAAATATATGTACAAGTAATAGATAAAGAATATAAAAACGAATCAACAGACACCTATCAACAATACAAGTTTGAAAGTGGTAGAAACCACTACAAGCTAAATAGTGATGGTAAGTTAGTTAGAGTAGAAAATAAAAAAATGCCGATTGATGAAACAAACTTTCCAGATGATGTATTGGATAGTGAATTTGGTAATTATAACGGAAGTGCAATTGTTAACTCAACTACTTGGTCGGTGTAGTATAAATATATGGAACTAATAAGGTAAAAAAATGGCAGATTTTGTACTAGGAAGATTAAAATTTAAATGGCGTGGCGATTGGGCTGCCTCAACAGCTTACTTAATTGATGATATTGTTAAGTATGGTGGTAACACTTATGTTGTTTTAACAAATCACACATCTCAAGCCGCAACTGCCGATTTCTACACAGATTTAACAGCTGCAAAATACTCATTACACTCAGAAAGTTTATTTTTCAAAGGTGATTGGGCTGGTTCAACATTTTATAAACTAAACGATTTAGCTAAAAATGGTGCATTTCAGTATCGTTGTATTTTACAACATACATCAGCTTCAACTTTTGCAATTGGTTCAAACTGGCAAGTATTTACAGAGGGTTTACAATTTGAAGATAGTTATGATGCAAGTACAACTTACCAAGATGGTGATGTTGTAACTTATGGTGGTTATACTTATGTTTATGTAAACGCAACTCCAGCTTCAGGACAAACTCCTACAGACAATTCTTATTGGGATGTAGTAACAACAGGTTTTAATACTACAGGAAACTATGCACACGGAACAGCTTACAAAACAGGTGATGTAGTTAAATATGGTGGTAATGCATATGTGGCTGTTGCTAATGCTACAAACCAATATCCTACAGATACAGACGGTGTAACTGAACAAACATATTGGAATTTAATTGTAACAGGATTTGACTACCAAACTGGTGGTTATGATTCGGCTTCAACTTATAATATCGGCGATGTTGTAAGATATACTTCATCATCTTATGTGATGATTAAAGACAGACAACAAAATGTTACTCCTGGTACAGACGGTGCAGTATGGCAATTAATTGCTCAAGGTGATACAGGCGCAGTCTTGAATACTAGAGGTGATATAATTGTACAAGACGCTGCTCAAGCGTCAAGATTACCAATAGGTGTTTCAGGTGGTGTTCTAACTACAGACGGCACGGATCCAGTTTGGTCAAACGCTGAAGGTAAAAATGTTCACTATGTTGCAAACTCTGGTTCAGACAGTAATCCTGGTACTCAGTATTTACCATTCAAAACAGTTTATTATGCATTATCACAAGCAACTTCAGGAGATGTTGTTGACTTTGATACGATTACAGGCGGTACAGGTGGTACTCCAGGCACTTACGATATTGAACAAACAAGTTCAGACGGTACAGGAACAGGAACAGCCGCAAGAGTTATTTTAGATGGTTCATCAACACCAACAGTTACAATTACAAATGGCGGTTCAGGTCACGCAGCTGGTAATGTAATAACATTTGCTAACATTGCTTCAGACGGTAGTACAGTTCAATTGGCTGGCGCTTCATCAATTACAATAACAGTAGTTTCTGCTTCTATCGGTGATGTTGTTTACATTAAAAATGGTGTTTATAGAGAAACTTTACCTATTAGAGTTGCTGCTGGTGTTACAGTACAAGGTGAGAGTTTAAGAGGAACAGAAATTAGACCTAACACAGGTACTGGTCATCAAGTTAAAACAATTACAATTACCTCAGGTGGTACAGGTGGTACTCCAGGAACATACAATTATATTCACGGTACTTCAACATCAGGAAGCGCTACAGCATCCACATTTGTTGCAAATATAGTATGTGATGGTTCTTCAACACCTACAGTTACAATTTATCATGGTGGTGCAGGTTTCGTTGTAAGTGATACCATTACCATTGAGGGTGCAACAATAGGTAATTCTTCAGATTTAGTATTAACAGTTGCTTCATTAGAAGACAATAACGCTTCTAACATGTTCTTAGTAAATAACCAAACAAACATTGTTCAAATGTCAATGAAAGGTTTAACAGGAACACCAGGTGCTGGTGCAACTGGTAAAGCTGCTGTTGTATCATTAGACCCTAGTGGTTCGATTACAACTGCTTCACCGTATATTCAAAACTGTTCATCTGTAAGTGCAAATGCAACAGGTGTTCAAATTGACGGACTATTACATAGTTCAGGTAATAAATCTATTTTATGTAATGACTATACACAAATTAACTCAGATGGTATTGGTGTTCATGCACTAGGTGGTGGTCGTGGTGAAATGGTTTCAGTCTTTACTTACTACAATGATAAATCATTCTATGCAGAATCAGGTGGATTTATTAGAGGTCTAAACTGTTCATCTGGTTATGGTGAATATGGTGCAGAGGCAGATGGAACATTAGCCTCAGAAACAGCAGTATCAGTTACAGCTCGTGGTTTAATGTTAAAATATGCAACTGCTGGATTTATTGGCGCTGCTACAGAAAGTGATGTTGCAGATACACTTTCAACTTCAGGAACACCAACAGCTGCGGCTATCGTAGGTGACACTTCAGGTGCAACTGCTACAATTTCAAGAGTTAACATATCACTAGACTTTTTACATATCGAAAGTATTACAGGTAACTTTACACAAGGTGAAGTTTGTACAATTACAAAAGATGATAGCTCAACTTATCAATTAACACTAGACGCTTCATTCGGAGATAGTTCAGCTGCTCAAACAGGTCAAGAAGGACCTCTTATTAGAGTAGACGGTTCAGCATTAAGTTCAGCAACTGTTATTAGAACGGGTGCTAATGTAGTATTTGCTGGCGATACATCAAAATATTACAGAGTATCAGCAGTATCAGAAACAAACACAAGTAATGAAACAGCATTAATTCGATTAACAGAAAGTGTTACAACAGGCAGAGCAATTGCAGACAACGAAGCAGGTTCTGTTACAATAGGTTTCTCAAATGTTCGTTTAACTGGACATGACTTCCTAAACATTGGTACAGGTGACTTTACAACAAGTAACTATCCAGGTGTTGAAACTCAACCAGCTAATCAAGAAAGAGAAGTTACTGAAACAGCTGGTGGTCGTGTTTACTTCTCATCTACTGACCAAGATGGTGACTTTAGAATTGGTGATTTATTCAGAATTGAACAGGCGACAGGTGTTGCAACACTAAACGCAGACGCCTTTGACCTTTCAGGTCTATCACAGTTACAACTTGGTTCTATTGGTGCTGAGTTAGGTGCAACAATTAACGAATTTAGTACAGACGAAACATTATCTAATGATAGTAACTCAGCAGTTCCAACAGAAAGAGCTGTTAAGGGTCATC